CCGGGCTGGAAGCTCTCGAGGATCACGCCGTTCTGCGACTTGGACCTGGTGAAGATGTCCTCGGCGCACGAGAGCTCGGCGTTGTCGACGACGTGGGGCGGTACGGCGACCGTCCCGTCCGGGTCCTGCTCCTGTCGGTACTTGGCGACGTAGCTCGAGGCGAGGGCGACGCATCGCTCCGCGAGCGCCTGGTCCGCCTCGCCGGCACGCGCGAGCTCGAGCAGGTCGCCCGCGGTGACGGCCACGTCAGGCTCCGGACGCGCTGCGGGTCCGACGGCCGGTGCGCTTCTCGGCCTGGGGCTCCTCGACCTTCGCGGTCTCGGCCGCGGGCTCGGGCGCCGTGGCGGTCTCGGCCGCGAGCTCGGTGACCGTCGCCGTCTCGGCCGCGAGCTCGGTGACCGTCGCCGTCTCGGCCGCGAGCTCGGTGACCGTCGCCGTCTCGACGGGCGGCTCGGGCTCGACGGGCGACTTGGGCGGCTCGGGCTCGGTTGGCGGCTCGTCGTCGACGGGCTCGGCGAGGCCGCCGCGCACGAGGCCGTCGGCGAGCTCGTCGGGCAGGTCGGCGACCTCGCCCTTCTTGGCGTGCACCACCTGGCCGTTGTAGAGCCCCTGCGGCTGCACCTTGATCAGGACCTTCATGTCGACCCCTTCCGGTCGTCGTGGGGGCCGGGGGCGCCGCTGTGGGCGCCCCCGGCGGTTGGTCACGCGGCCGGCGTGGCCAGGAACTTCACGGCGTTCGGGTCCAGGGCCACCGCGCCGCGGCGGACCAGGGCCCGGAACACGGTCTGGTCGTTGCCGAACCCGGCCTCGGCGGACCGCTCGAACCGCAGGCCGCCGGCGATGCGGACGGTGAGCGCCGACCAGTCGCCGAACCAGATCGGCTTCTTCGACGCGGCGAACGCGTCGAACTCGGGCTCGACGAACACCGGCTTGCCGAGGACGAGGTCCGGCTGCCCGGCGATGAGCGACGGCTCCCACACGGGCTTGCCGTCGTCGGTCTTGAGCTTGCGGACGACCGCGGCCGCGCCGTCGGACAGGCCGAACGCGCACTTGGTCGACGCGCGGTAGGGCGCGATGACCGAGTAGAACAGGTCCACGAGCAGGTCCGTGCCCTGCCCGATCGTGGACTGCGTGCCGAGGCCGGTGAGCACGCCCGCGGGCGTGGTGACGCCGGCGACGGTGAACCCGGCCTTGGCGGCGGCCGCGGCCGCCTGCGAGACGTTGAGCCCGAGCTGACGGCCGGCGTTGCGGGCGATGTACCCCTCGACGTCGAACGTCGCGTCCTGCAGGAGCTCGTTCGGGACCTCGGTCTTGTAGCCGCGCTTGGAGACGGCCAGGTCGACCGTGCCGAGCGTCGAGTCCGAGGCCGTGATCGCGCCGTTGGCGGCGATGTCCTCGTCGTCGGGCTCGGCGTGCACCGTGGCGCGCGGCATGGGGATGGTGTTCCCGTCCGCGGTCGTCATGAGCGTGGCGTACCCGAGGATCTCGGACGTCTCGACGGCGTACTCCCACAGCTGGGAGTGGACGCCGGCCTTGCCGGTGCCGCCGGCGGCCGACATCGCACGGGACTCGAGGCGGACGTCGTAGCCGTCGCCGGCGCGCGACTCGCGCACCCACTTGCCGAACTCGCCGTCCCCGGCGGCGCGCTGGTCGGCGGGCGCGTCGCCGTGGACCTTGCGGAACGACTCCTCGAGGTCCTTCGCGCGCTGCTCGCCCTCGAGGAACGCCTTGGCGCGGCCCTCGAGCGCGTCGACCTCCGCGAAGATCTGGTCGACCTTCGTCTTCTCCTCGACCGTGAGGTCGCGGCTCTCGGAGATCGCGCGCTGCGCGACGTCCTGGGCCTCCTTCGCGAGCGCCGCGCGGCGCTCCATCAGCTGGTTGGCGATCGTGCTCATGGCAGTCCCCTTTCCGGGACGAGTAGGTACGTGCGGGTGTCCCGGTGGGGGTGGCCCTGCCGGATCGTGCGAGGTGGTGCTGACCGTCCGCGCGGGTGGGTGGCGCCCTGCCCGCGCGGGCCGGTGGTCTGCGTCAGCGGGCCTTGGACAGCGCGAGCGCCAGGACGGCGTGCGCGGACCGGGTGCCCTCGGGCGCCTTGTCGGTGCGAGCGAAGAACTTGCGCAGGTCGTCCTCGGCCGCGAGCGCCCGGACCTCGTCGAGGGGTGCGTCGAACTTGCGGGCGAGGGACTCGAGCGCGGCCGCGGGCCCGACGAGGGCGCCGGCGATGGTGCGCGCCTGGCTCGCGAGCGAGCGGGCGTCGACCGAGGTGTCCTCGTAGGCGGGGGTGTTGACGGGCGCGACGTCGAGCAGGCGGCCGGAGACGAGGGTGCGCAGGGGGAACCCCTGGTCGGTCTGCGTCCAGTCGTCCTCGAACGCGACGAACGCGAACGAGGACTGTGCGACGTCGCCGCGCTGCACGAGCTCGTAGACGTCGGCGCGGGCCTGCGGGGTGTCGACCTCGTAGGCCAGGCCGACGTCGTCGGTCGCCAGGCGCAGCGTGCCGGCACGGGTGGTGCCGAGCAGCTGGTTGTCGTCGTGGTTGTAGCGTGCGACGACCTCGGGCCAGCCGTCGCCGCGGGACTTGGCGAAGAACCCGCGGTCGATGCGCTCGACGAACCCGCCGAGGTTGCGCGAGACCTTGTCGAACTTGGCGGCGTACCCGCCGATGGTGCGCTTGTCGGTGCTCCCGGCCCGGGCCTCGACGAGGGTCGAGGTGAACCGACGCTCCGCGGTGTCGCTCATGCGTCCACTCCTTCACGGTTGACCGGCTCGGTGAGAGACCGGGGGATGTTGCGGTAGTCGCCGCCCGCGACCGGGGGGCGACCTTCGAGGGCGAGCGCCTCGTTGAGGGACAGGCGGCCGTCCTTGAGCTTCGAGCCGACGATCTCCGTCTGGGTCTTGATGTCGGCGCGGATCGTCTCGCCGACGTCCAGGCGCACGGCCTGCCCGCCGGGCAGCCACCGGGCGATCGCCTGCTCGAACCGGACGATGTACGGGCGCATGTTGTGTGCCCGGTTGCGGGCCCGGGACTCGTCGTTGGTGTACGTGAGGGAGTCCGAGGCGCCGCCGCCGACCTCGCGCGGGTCGATGCCGTAGATCGCGGCGATCTGCGTCGCGGAGAGCTTGAGGGTCTCGATGAACTGGGCCTGCGCCGGCGGGATGGACACGATCGACAGGTCCCAGTCCTTGCCGGTCACGAACGGCTTGCCGGACGCGAACGACACCGCGGCGCGGTCGCGCACCTTCTCGGCGGCCTTGGGGTCGAGCACCTGCATGACGTTCTTGAGGATCGACGGCGGGATGCCGCCGCCGCGCTTGACGTCGGCGTACTCCTGAGCCGAGAGGCCGGCCGCGACGAGCGTCGCGAAGTGCTGGATCGGGGAGAGCCCGAGACGTCGCCCTTGCGGCACGAGCCAGGGGACGTGCGCGACGGTCGAGGGCGAGGCGGGACGCCCGTCGAGGTGCCACCACGGGTCCAGCGCCCGGTCGTCGAGCGCGGACCAGTCCTTGGCCCACTCGATCATCGTCGGCAGGACGCGGGCGCCGTTGTAGCCCGACGTCGCGGTGATGCGCCCGACGGCGTTGCCGCGCGTGACGGTCGAGTAGATCCCCTGCCCGATCCAGTTCTCGATGCCGTACTCGTCATCGATGTTGCGGAACAGCTCGGGCGTGGCGATCGCGGACCGCGTGCCGTCGGGCTCGCGCCGGTAGAAGTCGAGCGGGAGCGTCGAGACGTAGTCGACGATCGCGCGGATCGACGAGAACACCGGGGCGAGGTAGGTCGCGGTGTCGGGCGTGACGACGCGCGTCGACGGCATGTCGTCGACGTCGGCCGCGCCCGACCGCTTCTCGGCACCGCTGCTGAGCCACCCCATCACTGCCACCCGACGAGCAGCGCGAGGCCGGCGGCGAGGGCGCCGGTGACGATCAGGGCGACGCCGAGACCGGCGACGAGGCAGACGCCGACGCCGATCGCGGCGACGCCGACGGCCATGAGCAGGACGGCGCTCTGGCCGCGGGTGAGTCGTCGCTTCACGGGGACCCCCTTCACAGGATCGAGGACAGGACGTCGTAGCTGGCGACCTCGCGGGTCGCGGTGAGCGCGCACGCGACGGCCTCGAGCGAGGAGATGTCGCCGGACTTGCGGGCGAACGCGCGCTTGTCGCCGATGTCGCGCCAGTCGGCGGCCGCGACGGCCGCGTCGAGCTCGTCGTACCCGCCGTGCTCGATGGCGCCCTCGTCGACGGCCTGGGCCAGGTCGTCGCACGCCTGCACGTAGCCCGGCAGGTCGAGGCGCGTGACGATGACGCCGGCCGCCTCGAGGTACGGGATCACGACGGCGGCCGGCCCGCCGCCGTCCACGACGACGGGCACGCCCTGCTCGGCCTGTATCCGCGCGACCTCGGCAACGAACTTCGCGCGCTCGCGCGTCGGCGAGCGCAGCACCGACCCGAGGTGCGGCTTCTCGCCGCCGAGGACGGCGCCGAGGGAGAGCCACGCGTGGTCGCGGTCGCCGGCCACCCCGAGCGCGATCGCCTTCGCGCCGGCGGGGCGCTTCGCGACGAGCTCAGGCCAGCGCGGCATGATGAGCACGCCGGCGGTCTCGTCGCGCCAGATGCCGAGGCGGTCCTGCGCGAACTTCTCCGGGTCGTAGGTCTCGAACTCGCCCGTGACGACCTCGTGGTTGATGCGCGTGTTCCAGGCCGGGTTCCCCGACCAGCACAGGTACTCCACGGCGGGCGTCCACCGCCGCGCCTCGAGGTCGGCGCGCGCGGCCTCGTACTCCGCGGACTCGACGTCGACGCCCCACTCGCACCAAGCCGCGTTCGTCGAGCGACCCTGCACGGCCGAGCGCCGCACCGCGTCGAACGCGAACGAGTCGTCCTCGTCCTGCGGGGTCGTGCCGAGCAACCACACCTGCGGGTTCGGCATGGCGGACATGGTCGAGTTGATCGAGGTCCAGGCCCGTGAGCCGAGGATCTGCGCCTCGTCCAGCAGCAGGCAGTCCGAGGAGAACCCCTTGCCGGCGGCGCCGGAGCGCGCCTTGAACTGGACCTTGGCGCCCGTCTTGAAGGTGACCGTCTCGCGGTTGATCGCGTTCATGACGGCCTTCACGCGCAGGCGCAGCGCGACGTTCTCGTCCGCCTCGATGATCTCCATGAGCTTCGCGAACGCCTCGCGCGCGGTGTCCTGCTGGTGCGCGCTGACGACGATCTTCTTCTCGCCGAACAGCAGCGCCCCGGCCAGGATGCGCGCGACCATGAGCTGCGACTTGCCGTTCTGGCGAGGCACCGTGACCCCAACGCGCTTGGCCGCCCACGTCGCGTCGGCGCGCTCGCCCTGCGCCGCCTCGAGGATCGCCTCCTGCCAGCCGTCGAGGTAGACGCCGAACTGCGCCGACAGGTCCGCGACGTCGCGGGCCGAGCTAGCCCGGACTCCGGCCGGCTTGACCAAGACGCGAGGTGGCGCCTCCCCGAGCAGCGCGACGGGCTGCGATCTCGTCAACAGGGTCACCCGCCTTCCCTGGATCGTCGGCGGGCGCGAGGACGGCCTTGCCGACGCCCAGCTGCGCGAGGACTCCCTTGAGCGCGGTCACCTGCTGGCGTGCCTCGGACAGCACGCTGTCGAGCGAGACGTAGACCTTCTGCTCCTCGCCGTTGCCGAGGCGGAAGTGCATGAGCTGGATCCACTCGGCCTTGCCTGTGACGATCCGGTCGATCTCGTCGAGCCGGTCAGCGATCCGACACGCCTCGACGACGAGCACCTCGACCGCGGGGTCCGCCGCGGCCGCGGCCGCCAGGTGCTCGCGAAGCCGCGTCGACGTCGGGGCCGCGAGCGCCGGCGCCGCCTTCCGCCGGCGGCACGCACGGTGCGTCGGCGTCGGCGAGCTGCGCTTCGTGAGGCGGATCGCCCGCCCGCACACCGAGCACGTCCCCTGGGCCACGCTTCCTCCTCACACCGCCGGAAACGCCCTGACCTGGGCGAACACCGCCCGAACTCGGCCGAGGGGTCGAAACTTCGCACGATCCGTGTGTGAAAACTTGTGGACTGCGGGGTCTTGGTCCCGGCGCCGCCGCAAAAATCCGAGCGCGTCGCGCGCGGTCAGAGCTCGAGGCGTCGCAGCGGTTCGCGTCGCTTCGCGCGCTTGCCTCGCATCCTGTTGCCCTTGCGCGCGCCCTTCGATCGGTTGCACCCGCGGTGGGCCGGGCCGAGGTAGCCGGTACCGGCGTCGTTGTGGTCGAGGTCCCACCGCATGGCCGCGGTGACCTCACGCCCGCACACCGTGCACGGCAGGGGCAGGAGCCTGGTCCAATTCTTGCGGGCGACCTGGTGAGCGTAGCCGTACCGGCGCCGCTTGGACCTGGTCCTGTGGGGCATGTTGTTCCTCCCGCCGTCGTCGGTAACCCGTGCCGAGATCCCGTGGTCTGTGTGACGCACGGTCCAGGACGACGGCGGGAGGAGAGTGGGGGCCGGCGCGCGTTCGCGTGCCCGACGGCGCCGGCCGTACCCGGGATGCTCCGGTCCCGGGTAGCACGAAGCCCCGGCCGCAAGAGGTGCGGGCCGGGGCTCGGGTTCTGGGCACGACAGTGCCACCGGTGGAGACACTACGCGGTTGACGTGGCCCTTCGCAACGTCGGGCCGCGCGTGTCGTGGATCAGGGCGCCGCCTGGTCCAGGCCCCGGTCGAAACCCCATCGCGCAACGGCGATGAGCGCGCGATAGACGTCCTCGGACAGACCGTCCGGCGGGAGCGGTGCGTGGTCCTGCCACACGTCCGCGAGCGCCTTGCGGTCATCCCACCCCGGGGGCTCGCCGTCGAAGCGAGCGGTCCCGGTCACGGGATCCACCGGTTCGCCCACTCGTTGAAGCGCGCCCGGTTCCGCTCGCCGCCGAACATGAGCGACGTCAGGCGGTCGGACGCGTCCTTGACCCACTCCCACGCCGGGGCGAGGACGTCGGTGACGGCAACGGCCGTGACGACGATCGCCACGGACAGCACGATGACGAGCAGCGCGACGGTGTCCTCGGTCATGAGATCAACCCTCCCAGAACCGACGGGAGCGCGTCGACGTCGACGGGCAGGCCGACGCCGACGGACTCGCCGCGGCGCAGCGCCTCGGCGACGACGTCGACGGGCGCCTCGAGGAGCATGCGCACGTGGTCGCCGAGCGCGCCGATCGTCGAGCGGTCCCATGTCGCGCCGCACTCGATGCACGCAGCCGTCGTCGGGACGAGCGTCACCCGGATCCCGCCGACGGCACTGCACTCCGAGCACGGCACGTGCGGGCGCAGCGGCGGGTCGCCCCACGTCGTCGCGATGCGGGCCCGGACCCACCATGTCGTCACCGAGCGGTCGAGCTCGACGAGGTCGTCCCGGTCGAGGGTCGAGGCGAGGTCGGCCAGGCGCCACAACCGGCCCACGACGACGACCATGTCGGGGCGCTCGACCCGGGCACGGTCGATGGACCAGAGCCAGTGCCGGGACTCGCGCTGCACGAGCTCGATGACGGCGATCGTCTCGAGGTTCGCGGTCGGGCGCGACGACGGGCCACGGGACGCCGCGCCGGCCGTCGAGCGGGACACGTCCGCGCGGAGCTGGTGCAGCAGCGAGGGGTGCTCGATCCGCGTGACCTTGGGGACCATGTGCGTCCGGTCGTGGGACACCACCCACTGCACGACGTCGGTCGTGTGCGGGGCGGTCAGCTCGTGGACGCGGTCGCGGATCCGGTCGGCGATGAGCTGCTCGGTCGTGCGGATCGTCTCGGTGCGGTGCTTGCTCACGGGGTCTTCTCCTTGATGGCGCGCTTCCAGAGCTCGTGCCGCTTGCGGGCACTCCCACAGGGACCACACGGGTCGTCGGTTCCCCACGGCTGGTGACGGGAGCACCACGGCGCGGGCTCGGGCTGGTCGGCGAGGGCGGACAGGGTGGACGAGAGCGGGACGGGCACGGTCGGGGCAGGCTGGGCGGGCGCCGCCTCCGCTCCCCCACCCCTCTCCTCCCTTCCTTCCTTCTCTCCTACTACTCCCTGGGTCGAATGTCCGAGTTGGGTCGTTGGTGACGGTTCCGGGTCGATGGAAGGCCAGCCCGCGAGGCGGAGCAGCAGGGTGCCGCGCGGGCCGTCGACGAGCGCCAGCCAGCCCGCGTCGCCGAGCACCATGAGGTCGCCCAGGACGTCGTCGTCGGTCACCGTCGGCGCGTGCGACCAGACCGACTCGCGCACCATCGTCGGGTCCGCCGGTCCCGTCCCCTGCCGGTCGACGTGCTGCTGCCACAGCCCGAGCGCCGTCAGCTTCGTCCGCTCCGGGAGCGCCAGGAGCACCGGGTCCGTGAGCAGCCTCGTCAGCCCGTGCGTCGACGACGGCGGCGCGCTCGCGTCGCGCCTGGATTCGGTCACCATTCACCAGTCCTCGGAAGATCAGGTCCCGGACGGCCAGCCACTCGCCCGGGTCGAAGCGGAAGCACTCAGTCCACCCGCGGCCGTGCGGCAGGAGCTCGAGCGACTCCTCGGCGGACGCGAACGCCGGCGCGACGAGCTCGGGGTGCGCGCGCAGCATCGTCAGCACCGCCCACTCGACGACGTCCTCGGTGTCCCACTCGAGGATCGCCACGCGCCCGCCCGAGTCGGTGAGGCCGGCGAGCCGGTGCCGCTTCCACGCGCGTCCGACCTTGACGACGCCGAGGCCGTCCCACACGACGACGTAGGTCATCGCGCGGGCCGGGATCGTGAGCTTCTGCCCGCGCCGCGGCCGGCGGGCCGGGACGACCGCGTGGTCTACCCGGCCCGCCTCGCCGCGAGCGCCGGCGTGGAGCGTGTCAGTCGTCGGCACGCGTCGCCGTCTCCTCGGCCCGCTCGTCGACGGTCTCCGTCCGGACGCTCTCCGTCTCGTCGTACCGGTCGAGAGGGTGCGTGCCGCTGATGATGTACTCGGCGAGGTCGATGATCTCGGCCACCGGGGCGTCGATCTCGCCGCTCGCGAAGCCGGTCTTGGCGAGCGTGGCACGTGCGGCGGTGAGCGCGTTGGCGCGCCGACGCTGCTCGTCGGTGAAGACCTCGGCGCGGTCGGTCGTGGTGTTGGTCATCAGAGGGTTCCTTCC